TTGGCGAGGGCTCCGGCCGTGGTGAAGTCGATCGAGCCAGTGATGCCGGCCGGACCGACCGGCGGCGTGATGCCGGCGAAGCCGCCGCGATTGGCATCGAGGAACTGCCAGTTGTCCGACTGGTTCAGCACGAAGATGTCGAGATTGGCGGTGGCGTGCCACTGCACGCGCAGCGTCATCCCAACGACAGAGAACCACACCGAGAGCACCGACAGGTGGATGCCGGGGTAGAGCGTGTTGCCCTGGAACACGATGCCGAACGGGCCGGTCGAGGTGGCATCGAGCTTTGTCACACCAGCCTCGCCCGTGGCGTCGGACAGGCTGGTGTATTTGGCCACGATGAAGCGCGGACCGTTCTCCAGTATCTGACTGGATACAACATCGACCATCGATGTCTCCTCAGGTCTGAGTGACGCCGAACATGCCCTGGTTCAGGCCGTACGTCGGGTTGGTCATCTGCGGTATCCACGGACGCTGGAACAACGTGATGCGCTTGGCGCCATCCGAGGCAGACGCCGGTATCCAGGTGCCGCAGGTATCGCCCAGCAGGACGGTCGACGGGATCGTGGTCACGCCGGCTACGAACGTGCCTGTGCCATACAGGATCAGGTTGTTGTAGAAGCCGTAGATCTGGCTCGACTGCGCGGCATAGAACGGCAGCCCGAAGGTGTCCGAGGTACCGATCGAGACGTTGGAGCCTGATAGCGTGCCGCTGCACACCGCGCTGAGCAGGGCCTTGAACGCCTTGGTGGTGGTGACCGCGGCACCGCTGCCCATCGTCATCTGCTGGCGCATCAGGTAGCCGTACTGGTCGACGCCGGTCAGCATGATCGTCGCGGTGCTGTCGTTGCCCACCGAGGTCACGGTGATGCAGCGCTCGACCATGGTGGCACTGTCGTAGGCGTAGGCCTGCTGCTTGCCGAAGCCGAACTTCTGGTAGATCGGCACCGCCTGCACGAAGCGCCCCGTCACCGGCACCAGCTGGCCACCCGGGAACATCTGCGTCGGCGTGGTCGGCACGATCACCCCGGCACCGGAGCTGGCGACCAGGGTCATCGGTGTGCCGACGACCGGGATCTGCGCGGCAGCGAAGGCCGCGGCGGCCAGGGTGGCCGGCACGAAGTCGAGCACCGGATAGAGGCCCGGATCGGGCCAGCCGATCACCTGCGGCGCGAAGGGCGACGATCCGGCGTTCCACAGCCAGCGGCTGTCCTGGATGCCGGTGCCGCCACAGTCGAACGACATCGACACCGTCGGCGGCTGGCTGGCGCCTGACCGCGACCCGACGGGATTGCGTCCCATGACGCGGTGGGCGGGGGCGTAGAGTGCTGTGCGGGCCATCGGTGTTCCTTTCAGCGCACTGAGTGCGGGGCAGAAGGAGGGTGAGGGGTCAGCGTCTTCGGCGGGCGCCGATGAAGCCGTAGCAAGTCAGCGTTCCGCCGGTCAGCGTCAGCTTGGCCGATAGGTAGACGGTCGTGGTGGCGGCGAGCGACAGCCGCATCCGGCCGGTGGGCAGCACCATCGGGTCGGGCGTCACCGTAGCGTTGATCCCGACGATGCCGTGCTGGCTGCCCATCGGGGTTGCCGGCACCGTCGCGGATACCGTGTTGGTCCAGACCGACATCGCCGTGACGTGGGTGGTCGCATTGACCGTGGTGGAGACCTGCCCTTGCACATCCCAGTCACCTGCGGTGAGCGAGATCGTCGTGAGGTCAAAGGCCACGCCCGTAGGTGCGTTGATCGCCGCGCCGACCAGGACGGTGGCCGAGATGAACTCGCCGATCTGCCCGGCCGCGGCGTTGTTGTTGGTGGTGGTGCCCATGAGGGTAGTCGGCACCTGTATCAAACAGCTGGCGGCGTTCATCTGCATCCATGGCGTCCCGGCCGGCACACCACTGTTATCGGTCGCCATAACATTGAGCTGGCTGCTGGAATAACGCATCGCGACGCCGGTTGCGCTGGTACGGTTGAACAGCGACAGCGTCGATCCGAAAACATCACTTGCGGTGTTGTCGCCCGTCACCAACACCCAAGGAATGTTGCCCCCGGTCTGAGAAACCGTGAGCCGGGCTGTCTGTAGGTTCCCGGCCATCGTATCGCCGGCTTTGGAGACCTTCGAAGTGTCGCTGGGGTGGACGTGGTCCGCCCTGGCCCAGGTCGTGCTGATGCCGATTGCCGCGGTGCCATCCATCGCGGGTATCGTGCTGGATGCGACCGGCACCGTCGGGATGTCGGTCATGTAGGCGATCGCCCCTTGGGCGATACTGTTGACGTAGGGGTAGATCCTGCTGTTGCTCCAGGCGAACTGATAGCTGGCGTTGTTGGCCCCCATGGAGGGGAAGCCGATACCAGGAGCCGCCACACCGATAGGACCGACAGCGCCGCCGGTCAGCGGCAGCACCTGTGTCCAGGTTGCGTTCATCCGGCCGTAAGTGAAGCTGTCCTGCGGCGCCTCCGGCACACCACCAGCGCCCGCCGCGGGCACCAGCGGGATCATGCCGGCCGGCACCAAGGCCTCCGCCGTGTACTGGTCGATCCCGAACTCGGCGATCAGCGTCGACATGACGCGTGTGTTCAGCGCGTCCTGTGTCGGCGAAATGACGAGCTGCGTCTGATGCTGCGCCCCGAGGCTGGAGGCGGTGGGATTGATCAGCTTGTTGATCGTCGCGCCGAGGAACCCACCGCCCATGCCGAAGACCTGGATCTCCGGTGTGTCAGTAAGAGCTGCGTCGTCTTTCGGTGCGTCGCTCATCGCAGCTCCGTCACCGGCTTGTAGGTCCGGATGTCGATCGTCATCGCGATGCGGTCATCCTTCGAGCGGTTCTCCACGCTGTGCGGCGCTTGGTTGTCGAACCACCAGATCGTGCCCGGCTCCATGTAGATACGTTCGTCACCGGCCAGGAACACGACACCGGGCTGGCTGCGCAGCGTCAGCTGGTAGCGCTCGTAGTAGACCGCCGGGATCTCGCGGTCGGGGTAGTCCCGCTCGCTGGCAGCGTCGCGGTCGCTGTGGAGCGGGATCACCCCCTCGGGCGGCAGGCGAGACACGAACACCCGCCCGAGATGCACGCCCTGCACCCTCGCCATCAGACCGAAGATGATGGGCATGGCATGCGGCAATGACGCGAAGGCCGGATAGTTCACGCAGGCGATGTTGCTGAGCACCGCCTCGCGTGGGTCGTCGTTCGTCGGATCGAACCGGTTATAGCGCAGCAGGATGTCGTCCGTGCTGGCGTGGTTGCCGTACTTCGAGCGGATCGGCACGGCATTCCACAGTCCCGGCTGCGTGGTGATCTGGTGCAGCAGAGGATCTACGTCTATTCCGGCAGCGATCCGCTCGAAGTAACGCACTCAGACACCCTGGTTGGCGTAGATGCCACGCCAGTCCGCCCAGTAGCCGGAATAGCGCTCGTAGCACGCAGCCTTGGCATTCTTCGTGTCAAAGTCGTTGTCTTGGTCGAACGAAATCCCGTCTCTCTCGAAGTATGTCAGGCCATTCGGGATGTTCGTGCGGATGAAGTACGCGGTCGCCGACGTGAAGTAGTGGTTGACCTTGATCCCCTTGGGGAAGGTGCCTACTGCGCGCAGCACGTTGATCGCGTTGTTCGCCGTGTCGTTCTGCAGCACCGAGTTGTAGATGCGGTTCGCCTCGAACCACAGCTGCGGCGGCACATGCAGCGACATCGGCAGCGCGGAGATCCGCATGCCTCTGTTGTTCTGACATTGCATCACCTGGATCACCAGATCCTCGATCGCGACCTCGGAGATATCCGCCGCGGTGCCGAGGTTGGACTGCGATCCCGACAACGTCGGATGCGACGCTGATACCATCGGCTGACCGTCGGCGCCGAGTGAGGTGGCCGAGAAGGCGAGGTTGTAGATGCCCGCCAGCACGTTCTCCTTGGTCTGCCGCATGGAGAACGCCAGCTGCGACGCACGCCGCTTCGACACGACCTCGTAGAGATCGTCGCGCAGCTCTTCGTAGGTCACGATGTAGCCGAGCGCGTAGGCGACGTGGGTGAAGCGGCTGACCGGCCCCTGCACCTCGATGTCGTAGAAGATCTGCTGGCCTTGCGGCTTGACCGGCGCAAGACCGAAGCCGGTGATCTCCACCTCCTCTTCGTACGCCTTGTCCGATGTCTGCTTGTCGAGCAGATCGAGGTACTCGACCGGATGTTCGTTGTAGGACCGGCCCCAGAAGGCCTTGACCCCAGGCCACAGCGCCTTGGGATGCGTGCCAGTGGTGATGACTGCCATTGTCGCTCTCCCTCAGATGCCGGTGGCGTTTTGGTACGGGTGGATGGCTTGGTTGAGCTTCACCAGCCATCGGGCGTACTGACCCACGGCATTGTCGGCAGGCTGTTGCAGCAGCTGGATGATGCGCAGCTGGTGCGCTGGCGTGGTTGCCAGCGAGCTGGTCTGCATCGTCCATCCGGACTGCGCCGAGTAGATGCTGCCGGTGCCTGACAGGAGATTGGCGTTGCGCCCCGAGGCACCGCTCACCATCGCCGCGCCTGCGGCGCCGTCCTCCTGGATGACATAGAGCAGGTCGGGATCATCCGAGACCACGACGTAGGCCGCTTGGCTCGCCGGCAGGTACACCGGCTGCGTCTGCTGCAGCGTGATCACCGCGCCGCCGGCATTGTTGGTGATGCCCTGGAAGGCGCCAAGCACCATGTTGCTGTCGCCGGCCGTGGCGATCTGCACCGTCTGGATGCCGTTGCCGTCGGAGCTGTTGGTGATGAGCACCACCGGATCGCCGATGTAGAGCGCGGTGGGGTTGGAGGCGGGGACATAGTAAGTGCGGGTTGCCCCGCTGTAGGGCGCGCCATTGCGCATTGCGTAGGGGCGCAACCCGAATGGGCTGTTCACATTGGGCATCGCATAGCCTCTGCGCCATGTCGCCTATGCGCTGCGGCTGACCGGCCAGGGCCAGCCCGCAGCACTTAGGCAAGCGGTTAAAGGGATGTCGTGCCGCGCGCGTGCGATGCCTAGCCGCGTGACGGCTGTGTTCCGGCTTCGGGCGTTGCTATCCCGTCGCCTTCGGAGGCCAGTGATCAGCGTCGAGAGTTTCCTGTCTCGATCTTGATGTCGCCCCGCGTTGACCCAGCGTAACGCAGGTTACCATCCGGACCTCCTGGTCTCGAATGATCGCCCTTGCCGATCTGGGTCAGAAGGCTATGGACCACCATTTCCTGGGCGGCCATGTCCTCTCGGAACCATTCTTCCGGCACCTCCATCAAAAATGCAACCAAAGGCTGTCCGCCACGGCCGACGCCGACGACCATGGAGACCACCCGGCCGTCATCCTCATGCACCTGCTCATAGCCCGCGTTGCGTGCCTGCATGATCCGCCCCGGCGTGTCGTTGAACCAATGCCGGTGGAAACCTTCGCGGTCCGGGTAGGACAGCTTCTGGTCGAAGTTGCCGAACGGCTTGCGGACGAACGGCTTGCGCTCGCGCCTGGGCAGCGTGTCGACGGACTGCTCGTCGTCTGCACTACCGCTGAGTGCGCGCTCGACCTCGGCCTGACGCCGTGCCTGTGCCGCCGCTGCGGCGTCGTTGAGCGGCTGGCGCTCTGATGCTGGTAGTCGTGCCATCAAGGTCTCCTTGAGATCTGAAACTCACTGAGGTGGACAGTGCCCTCGCACTCGACCGTGGTGCCCAGCAGTATGGTCAGCATGGCGCTGGCGACGGCTTCGAGCCGCATGACGTTGTTGTTGGGCTGCACCAAGAGCCCACCCGGGCCGCGACAGCGCAGGCAGGCCATGGCGAGGGCCTCCACCAGACCGTCGAACTCCTTGCGGTCGCAGTGCAGCATTATGGTTCGCCTTCCCAATAATAGCTGGCGAATTCCTCTCTCGTGAGCGGCTCGCCCTTGCCCTCCAGCATCCGCTTTTGACGGTCGTACTGAGCCCTGACATCGGCCGGCATGGCCTCGAAGCTGCGTGGGCCAGGGCGCCGGGCCGGTGCTCCCTCCGACGATCGTGCGACTGCCGCCGCTTGGCGGCGCACTGGCTGGGCCACGGGCTCCTCCTCTTCCTCAGCCTCCTCCTGGACATGCAATGGCTGGCGCACGGTCCGCTCCGTGCCATTGCCGCTGCCGTTGGTGGTGCGCGCTCGCGGGAAGTGCTCGGGGAATCGCCGACGGATGTGCGCCTCGGCCTCGACCAGATGGTCCTCGACGCTGCCGTGGGGGCTGGCGCGCTCCGCCTGCTGCATCGCCGCGATCATCGCCACGTTGGCGACCGGGTCGGTGGTGAACCAGTTGTTGTTGCGCACCCACGCCTGGATCACCGGATCAGCGTTGGCCTGTGGCTGGCCCTGGCCGCGGTCCTGAGGCGGTGGCGGCGGCTCCGGCGGTGGTGGCCCCAGCTCGCGCATGGCCTGCTCCACGGCTTGGAAAGCCGCCGTATCGCCCGCCTCGACGGCGCGGGAACGCTGCTGGTGCAGCTCCTGCATCGCCCGGCGGTAGCCGACCTGCTCCGCCTTGCGGGTGCTCGCCAGCATTTGGTTCAGGGTCTCGCCCTGCTGCGACACCTGATTGCGCAGGTCGGTGATCTGCCGATCGGCTGCCCGGTTGCGCTCCTGCAGCAGCGGCAGCAGCCGCTCGCCGCGCTCTACGAACTCCTCTGCCGGGAGCCAGCGCTCCGCGTCACCACGGAATTCCTCGCGTGGCCTCCACCCCATATTCCTGGCGCGTTGCTCGATCGCAGCCTGCCCCGGATCGTCGTGTTCCTGATCCAGCGGCTCGGCTGACTGCTCAGCCGTTTCTGACATAGCTTGCCTCGCTCAACCGTTCTGTTAACTTGACTGAGCAAGCGCTTAGGGTTTTGGGTTAGGGCGTGTCTTGAGCGGCCGGTGTTACCAGGGGTGGGACACCGGCCTCTTTCATTCCTGCCTGCTGTAGAGCGCGCCGATCGAGCGCTGACTGACCAGCCGGTACTCCACGCTGTCCTCGCCCTGCACCACGCGGCCGGCGTAGCGCTCCACCACCACGCGATCGCCCGGCTCCGGCTTGGCCGTGCTCCAGCGCCGATTGCCATCGTCGGTGAACTCGAAAGCCGCCGCGCCGAGCGCGATCACCACACCGGTCTCGGATGCCATGGTCTGCTGTGAGCGGCTGGTGTCGGGAACGATAATGCCGCCCGACGTGGTCTCGGCGTGCTGATCCATCAGCACCAACACCTTGTCATCGAGTGGGGTGATGCCGCTGTGGTTGATGCCATCCCATTCGGCCAGTACGAACTCGCGCTGGTCACCGGTTCGCAGGACGCGGCCTTCAAGCACGGGTAGCCTCTCTGCGCTCGCGATTGAAGCGTCTCATACGCTCGGCCGCCCCATTGAACCCAGGATGCTCACGATGGGCTCGTTGCAGGGCCAAGCTGAGCGCTGGCCCCCTGTCACGGGCATTGGCCTGCTGTTGGGCGGTAGTCGCCCATCGTACGTTGTCGGGTTCGTATGACCCGTTGTTGTCGGGATACCGGTCGAGCGAATGCTTCGGCGACGGGCGTGGCCCGAGGTGGGCATAGAACGCCTCGAAGTCCTCGCGCCACTCCTGACAGACGAAGATCCCCCGACCGCCATAGTTATGGAACTCGGGATGGTTTGAGTTGTGGCAGCGCGCCTTCATGTGCTTCCACGCCACATATTCCGGCATTCCGGTGAAACCGTGCTTGACGTAGGCTCTTGGCATCAGACGCGCTCCGGCTTCGGTTGCGGCACATCCCCGAAGTACCAGCTGAGGATATGTCCCAGCTGCAACGCCACCAATTCGGAGCACATGAGACAGCGACCCCGCCATTCCTCCATCATGAGCTTGTCCATCTCGCCCACCAGGAACGTCCGCAGCGCCTCGCGCAGCAGGGCGTCACGGTAGTCCTCCAGGTACAGGAGAACCTGCACCGTTACCGGATTGTGGCGCCATTGATTGAAGTCCTGCGGCGACAGATCCAGCAAGGCCGGGCGGCGGGCCTCCGCTATTTCCACTGGAGGAGCCACCGCCTTCGCCATCAGTTCCGGTGTCAGTTG